TGAAAAAATTGTTCCACACTTCTGGGATAATATTCAAAGGTTCTGGTTTCTATACAACAGATTATAAGAAAAAGGGGAAGTAATGGAAACCCCTGAACAAGATATAGAACATTTTCAAGGAAACCCTCTTGTTAAAAAAGTTGGAGCTCAGATCCAATTTACAAAAGAGCAAGTTGAGGAATATGTTAAATGTGCTCAAGACCCCTTTTATTTCATTGAAAAGTATATGAAGATTGTCACCATTGATGCTGGTGTTCAAGTCATCAAACTTTATGATTTTCAAAGAGAGATGATCAATAAGTTTGTGAATGAGAAGTTTATTTTAGCAAAATGTGCTAGACAGTCTGGAAAGACTATTGGTGTTGAATCGTTCATTCTTTGGTCTATTTTATTCAAGGACAACTATCGTGTCGGTATGTTTGCAAATAAGTTCGACACGTCCAAAAAGATTCTAAAAGAAATTAAATATTCATATGAACAACTTCCTATGTGGTTACAACAGGGTGTTGTTACTTGGAATAAGCACAGTATAGAACTTGAAAATGGTTCTTCAATCACATCATCCTCAACCTCTGGTGATGCTGGACGATCAAGAACATACAATTTAGTATTCTTGGACGAGTTTGCCTTTGTTCCAGATTATGTTGCTGCTGACTTTTTTACTGCGGTATATCCAACAATATCTTCTGGTAAGAACACAAAAGTTATTATCATTTCAACTCCAAATGGGTTGAACTTCTTTTATAGAATGTGGGTTGAAGCCCAAGAAGGTAGATCAAACTACAAATTATTTGAAGCAAACTGGAGAGCAGTTCCAAGTCGAGATGATGCTTGGGCAGATGAAACTCTTGCTAATGTTGGAGAAAAAGCATTTCAACAAGAATATGAATGTGATTTTTTAGGTTCATCAAACACTTTGATATCAACTACAAAAATAAAAGAGATGGTATGGAAAAAACCTGTGAAGAGATATCAGGGAGGTTTAGCAATTTATGAAGAACCTAAACCAAGGAATCAATATATTATTACTGTGGACGTTTCCAGAGGTATAGGAAAGGACTATTCAGCATTCACGGTAATAAATGTAACAGACTTCCCATATAAGGTTTCAGCAAAGTATCAGAACAATGAAATATCACCTATGGTATTCCCGAATACGATATATGAAACTGCAACTCACTTCAATCAAGCGATGGTTTTAGTTGAGGTGAATGATATTGGAGAACAGGTTGGAGCAATTCTTTACAATGATTTAGAATACGAAGACCTTATCATGACTGAACATGGTGGAAGAAAAGGGCAAAGAATCTCTTCAGGTTTTGGTGGAAATGTTTATTATGGTGTTAGAATGACTGGTAATGTAAAGAAAATCGGTATGGCTAACTTGAAAACCATGATAGAATCCGATAAACTATTGATTCACGATGTTGATATTATTACTGAACTTTCAACTTTTGTACAAAAAAGAAATAGTTATGAGGCAGAAGAAGGTTATAATGATGACTTGGTTATGTGTCTCGTAATTTTTGGTTGGGTTTCAAATCAAGAATATTTCAAAGAACTTACAAACTCTGATATTAGAAAAAAGTTAGAAAAAGAGAGAGAACATGAGATAATGGAGTCCACTTTACCTCCTGGATTTGTTGTGAATGGAGAAGAGGAAGAGACTTTTACAGACTCTGAAGGGACTGTTTGGTTCGTCGTTCGTTGAAAAAATACTATTTTATAAATATACTCGAATAGAAAATAGTTTTTTATTTTGTTTTAAAAAAAAGGAGAAAAATATGGCATCACTATTAAGTCCAGGTGTTATATCGAGAGAAATAGACTTGACAACAGCAACCCCTGCTGTTGCATCCACAGAAGGTGGAATTGTTCTAAACGCTCAATGGGGACCAGCAGATAAATTAGTTTTATTATCAGATGAGACTGATTTGGTAGATGTATATGGAAAACCGAATGACATTAATTTCGCCAGATGGTTTTCTGCTAAAAACTTTTTATCATATTCTGGAGCATTATATGCTACCAGATCTGTAGGAGATAATTTCAGAAATTCAACCAGTTCAAATAAAAATAATGGAGGAACTTCAGTTCTGATTAAGAATAAAGAAATATTTGATGAGAAGCCAGTTGTCGTATCTGAAGGTTTGTTTGCTGCAAGATATGCTGGTAAAATCGGAAATAGTTTGAAAGTTGTTCTTGTTGATAAATCGACATGGGGAACTTCAAGTTATAGTTCAAACTTTCTAAGTGAACCTGATATAGATGAACTTCACATTGCAGTAATTGATGAAGGTGGATTATTTTCAGGTCAAAAAGGAACTGTTTTAGAAAAATTTGAATATGTTTCTAAATTTGGTGATGCTGTAAGAAAAGACGGAACAACTAACTATTATAAAAAACGTGTTAATGAAGGTTCCGAATATATTTACATTTTAGATGACCCAAAACCATTAGGTTCTGATGCTTTTGGAGGTATTACTTCAGAATGGGTAACTTTTGATTCTACTACAGGTAAAGCATCAATGGTTTCTGGTAAAGATATAAACGATTTACTTTTAGGTGCTGGTATTGATGATATTCCTGCCGCAGTTGCTGAAGTCCTATGGGCAGTTGGTGATACTTACACTTTTCCAACTTCTGGTGACACTGTTCTCGTAGCAGGTTCTACAACTGACGGAGTTGAACATGATACCATAATAGGCACCGTCAGAACTGCAGCATCCCCTAAAGGTGATGGAGTATTTGAGAGTTATACTAATGTTAGTGCACTATATGAGATTTTACTATCTGGTGGAGTCGGCGGAGACTCCGTAGTATCTGACGCAGATCTGAATCTTGGATATGATTTATTTGTAGATGAGGAAGCTGTAGATATCTCTTTTCTAATTTCTGCTGATGCTAGTAAAGAGGTTGTAGATCATATTTTCTCAATTGTTTCAACAAGACAAGATTGTTTAGGTGTTATTTCACCTTTAAGAGAACATTGTGTGGGTAAATCAAATCCTGCTTCTTTAATCGAAGCATATAGAAAAACACTTTCTGTTGGGAGTTTGAGAGACTTAAAAGGTAGTTTCATGGTTATGGATGATAACTGGAAATACCAATTTGATAAATATAACAACGTAAACCGATGGGTTCCTTGTAACGGTGATACTGCTGGATTGATGTCCGAGAATGACGCAGAAAGAGCTGCTTGGGTTAGTCCAGGAGGTCGAAGTTTGAAGAATGTTATCAAACTTGCTTGGAAATCTACAAAAGCTGAAAGGGACGTTCTTTATCCTTTAGGGATAAATTCAATCACTACATTTCCTGGTGAAGGTGCAATATTATATGGTGATAGAACTATGTTACTAAGACCTTCTGCTTTTGACAGGATTAATGTTAGAAGACTTTTCATCGTATTGAGAAAGACTATTTCAAGAACTGCTCGATCCTTCTTGTTTGAAAATAACACTTCATACACAAGAGAAAGATTCAAGAGTACTGTTATTCCTTTCTTGGAAGATGTTCAAGGAAGACAAGGTATTAGCGATTTCTTAGTTGTTTGCGATGACACTAATAACAATGGACAAGTTATTGATCAAAATAGATTTGTCGGTGACATATACATAAAACCAGCTAGAAGCATAAACTTCATAGAACTTAATTTTGTTGCAGTTAGAACAGATGTTGAGTTTAGTGAAGTTATAGGTTCTATCTAAAATAGAGGAGTAGAATAATGGGTTATTCAATACAAAACATTAAATCACAATTGGTTGGCGGAGGCGCTCGTTCTGCCCTCTTCAGAGCATCTTTTGCTTATCCTTCAGGATTACAAGGGGAAAATTCCAGTGAGAAATTACAATTTATGTGTAAAGCTTCTTCTGGTATTCCACAGTCCACAATTGACCCTTTAGAGGTTGATTACATGGGTAGGAAGATAAAAGTTGCTGGAACAAGACCAGCTTTTCCAGATTGGACGTTGACTATCATTAATGATGAGGACTTTCTTATTCGTAATGACTTAGAAAGATGGATGAATCTTATGAACGGTCACATTGATAACAGTCAAGCTGTATCAATGGGAGATTATAAGAGTGATGGTACAATCGAACAGTTATCAAAAGATGGTTCTATTCTTAGGACATATACTTTCAAAGGTATTTTTCCTACAGATTTAGCTGCTATTGCTTTGGATTGGTCTGTTGACGAGATTCAAAGTTTTGATGTAACTTTCTCAGTTGACTGGTGGGAAGCATCTGGAATAGATTATCCAAAAGGTGAAAATCAGTAATATTTTGTTATAACTATAAAGAAGGGTTCTACTAAATAATAGTGGAACTCTTTTTTTATATATTGGAGAATGTAATGCCCAAGTTTCTAGGTTATGAATTCGATTTATTTGGTTTTTTGAAAACAGACGAAAAACCAGTTGCACCTATCCTAAATGAACCAAATGATGACGGTTCTAAGATTGTTGAAGTATCTCAAGATAAGGACGGTGCTGGTGTATTTTTTACCTCTGGTACAACTCTAAACTACGATAGTTCCTTTCAAGATGAAAAAGACTTAATAAAAAAATATAGAAATATGGCTTTTCAACCAGAAGTTGATGAAGCAATAAATGATATTATTGTT